GAGGCCGCGGCGGCCGCTGTGGATCAGACGAAGCCGCCGGCCGCGCGTCCCGCCGAGCCGCCACCGGCTCGTGTCGCCGCGGCGCGCAGCGGCCCCGCCATGTCGGATCGCGTCCGCGAAACCCTCGAACGGTTCCGCAGCGGAGACATGGAGATCGACGACGCGGGCGACCGGTTCCACATTTCCGCCGAGAAGATTCCCGACGGGACGACCTACGAGTGGAAGCGCATTCGCGTCTACGGTAAGGAAGACGTGACCTATGAAAGCACGCTCGAACGCGGCGGATGGACGCCTGTCGAAGCGACGAGGCACCCGGAAATGATGCCGCGCGGCCACACGGGCCACATCGAGCGCGAAGGCATGATCCTCATGGAGCGCCCCAAGGAAATCACCGACACCATCCGGCGCCGCGACCGTCTCATCGCTCGGCAACTGGTCGACATGAAGGAAGACGAAGCGCTTTCGCAGACGCCCGACGGAACGCTTTCGCGCACCGAGCCCGCGCTCGCCAAGGTGCGCCACGGTTTCCGCAAGGAATTCGCGCCGATCAACGCCGAAATCCCGGACTGATCGGCCTCACAGATTCCGGCGCTGAACGCGCCGGATCGTCGACGCCCCCGCGCGCTGCGGGACCGCGTCTCCACAAATTCTCGCGGCGCTCGCGAGAGCCAACGAACCCCCAAATGAAGGACTGAAACGATGGCGAACACCAACGCCCCGTTCGGCTTCCGGCACGTCGGGTCTCGTGGCGGCGGCGCGCCGACCTTCGAGATCGAGCATCGCAAGATCGCTTCCGGAAACACGACGGCCATCTACAAGGGCGACCCTGTCGTCTCCCTGACGACCGGCTACATCACGCGCGCCACGGCCGGCACGACGCAGATCGCGGGCATCTTCATCGGATGCACCTACAACTCGTCGTCCCAGGCTGGCAAGCTCATCGAGAGCCCGCACTGGCCCGGCTCCGATGCTCTCGGCGATGTCGACGCCAAGATCATCGCCGATCCGAACGCGACGTTCGTGGCGCAGACCAGCAACGGCACGATCGACCTCTCCGGCGTGAACGCGAACATCAACTTCGCGCTCGGGACCGGAAACGCGACCACCGGGCTTTCCGGCGCCTCGGCCGATGTCGGCACCATCGGGACGACGGCGACGCTTCCGTTCCGTGTGGTCGGGCTCATCACCGAACCGCCCGGCGCCGCCGGAACGGAAAGCGGGGCCTATCAGCACGTGCTCCTGCGTCTCAACTTCGTCGACACTCGCTCGACGACCGGCATCTGAGGAGGATTGAACCATGGCTATCAATCTTTCGCAGATTCGTGATCTGCTGACGCCCGGCCTGCGCGAGCTGACCGGGCGCTACGACATGATCCCGCGGCAGTGGGACAAGGTCTTCACCACGGTCTCCTCCAAGATGGCGCAGGAGCGCACGGTCGAAATGGCCCTGTTCTCCACCGCCAAGCTGAAGCAGGAGGGCGGGGCGACGGAAATGGACAACGAGGCCGGCCAGCGCTTCGTCTACAACCAGGAGCACAAGGAAATCGGTCTCGGTTTCGCGATCACCCGCAAGGCGATCGACGACAACCAATACAAGACCCAGTTCCGCCCCTCCGTCGAGGCGCTGAGCGACTCGTTCGCGCAGACCAAGGAAATCTACGGCGCCGCGATCTTCAACAGCGCGACGACCTACGACAGCCGCATCGGTGGCGATGGCAAGGCGCTGTGTGCGTCGGACCATCCGATCGATGGCTCGACGCAGGCGAACCGCCCTTCCGTCGATCTCGACCTCGGGGAGGCTTCGCTGCTTCAGGCGATGGCGACGGTGCGGAACTTCCGCAACGTGCGCGGCCTGAAGATCATGGCGCGGGCGCGCAAGCTCGTCATCCCGCCGGCTCTCGAACCGATCGCGATCCGTCTGCTGAAGACGGAACTGCGGCCGGGAACGGCCGACAACGATGTCAATGCTCTGCGTTCGGCTCACGGCGGGCTGCCCGACGGCTATGTCACCCTCGACTTCCTGACGAGCGACTATGCGTGGTTCCTCCTGACCAACATCAAGGGGCTGCTGCACATGAAGCGCATCGGCTACGAGACGAAGATGACGACCGACTTCACGACGCACAATCTGCTGACGACCGGCTACGAGCGCTACTCCTTCGGCTACAAGGACTGGCGCTCGATCTACGGCTCGTTCCCGACTTCGTGATTTCGGGCTCGATGCGATGCGGACGGTGGCGCTGACGCGCCACCGTCTCCCGTCCACACATCAACAGGATCATCATCATGGCTTCCTCCGCCCATGCCGGACCCGTCGTCGCCTATGGCCAGGCGCCGGCGGCCGACTACAACCTCTCCTCTCCGTGCCCCTCGCTGTTCAATGCCGGCGTGGGCATTCTCGATCCGCGCTCCTACTACGGCTATTCGCCGGGCGGCCGGCGCAAGGCCCATGGCTTCCTGAGCGCGTCCCGCGTCTGCACGCTCGATGTCGTCCCCTCGGCGCTCGCCGCGGCCAACATCGCCGCCGCGCAGGTTCCTGTGGCCGGGACGGCGCTGACGCTCGTGTCCTCGACCGGATCGGGCGTGACCGTCGGGCAGAGTGTGGTGAACCCGAACACCGGCGTCGCGACGGCGGCGACCCTGCTCGCTCTCGACGGCGCGTCGACACCCATGTCGGTTGGGCAGGATGGTCGCTGGGCGATCTGGAACCCGGCGACGCTGCTCGCGCGCAATGTCCGCATCACGTCCGTCGGCAACGATTCCGGCGCCACTTTCACCGTCGCCGGCTACGATGTCTACGGCGTCCCGATGACGGAGACGATCACCGGCGCCAACGCCGGCATCGCCTCGGGCATCAAGACGTTCAAATACATCGCGAGCGTCACGCCCGCCGGCACGCTGTCCGGATCGAACGCTTCCGTCGGCACCGGCGATGTCATGGGCCTGCCGCTGCGCGCCGACTATTTCGGCGATCTCGACATCGTCTGGAACAACGCGGGCATCACCGCCAGCACCGGGTTCACCGCCGCCGTCACCACGTCGCCCGCGACGGCGACGACCGGCGACGTGCGCGGCCGCTACGCGGTGCAGTCGGCCTCGGACGGGACCAAGCGCCTTCAGGTGTTTCAGACCGTCTCGCTGGCGAACATCGTCTCCGTCACCGGGATGTTCGGCGTCACGCAGGCGTGAGGAGCACCCCCATGAAGGCGAAGCACAAGCAGAAGCCGCCTCCGAAGAAGCCCCGCCGCATGCCACCGCCCGACGCTCTGATGGCCGCGCCGCCGGCCGAAGATGTGTCGATGGCGCCGGCGCCGATGTTCGCGAACGGCGGCGCGGCCTCGGACGTGGACATGGACGACGAACCGCGCGCCGCCAAGCGCGCGGATCGTCGCCGCAAGCGCTGAGGAGCGGACGATGGACATCGGCAGGACGAACGTCGATCTCTTGGGGCCGCTCATCCGGGGCGCCGCCGTGACGCCGAGCGACTCCGCGACCATGCAACTGACGCGCCAGCTTTTCTTCGGCGGCGCCGGCAACGTCAAGGTGACGTGGGCGGATGGAACCGCGAGCACGCACGCCGTGACCGCCGGCTCCGTCCGCAACTGGTCGGTGCGCATGGTGTGGGCGACCGGAACCACGGCGACCGCCATCGAAGCGTTCTGGTGACGCTGTGGCGACATCCGGGACATACGCCTTCGCGCCGAACGCAGGCGACATCGTGTTGCAGGCGTTCGCGCGAATCCAGATCAGGCGCCCGGCGCTTCTGACGGAGCACTTCGCCGATGCGCGGGCCGAACTGAACCTCATGCAGGCGGCGTGGGCGAACCGCGGCCCGAGCCTGTGGACGATCGATCAGCAGTCAGTCTCGCTCGTCGCAGGCACGGCGACCTACTCCGTCTCCGCTTCGACCATCGGCATTCTCGACGCATGGCTCTCGGACGGAACGACAGATACGCCCATCTCGCCGATGACGCGCGAGGACTATGCGGCGATCACCACGAAGGGGACGACGGGAACGCCGACGCAGTTCTGGTTCTCCCGCACCGTCGCGCCGACGATCACGGTCTATCCCGTTCCAAGCGCGGCGACCACGCTCCGTTATTTCCGGTCTCGCATGCAGCAGGACGCAGAGATCGCAGGCGCGGTCCAGGTCGACGTTCCTGCCATGTGGATCGACGCTCTCGTTGCCGAACTGTCCTACCGGCTCGCTCGCATCTACAAGGCAGAGCTCGAGATGGCTCGCAAGGCCGACGCGGCGGAAGCCTTCGCGCTGGCGATGTCGGGGGATGTCGAGAAAGGGCCTCTCCGTTTCGCCCCGGACCTCTCCGCATACTACAGGTGAGGCGCGCGCCAACGGCGGCGCGCGCGGGCTGACACATCGAAGGCGGAACTGATGATGGCGCGCAGCCCCTATCTCACGGTCAGCAGTCGCGCGCCAACGGCGGCCGCGATTTGCGATCGGTGCCAGAGGGAGACGAACCACTACAAGCTCTCCAAGCAAATGGACTATCGGGGAGGGAAGCTCGTCGATACGGGCCTATTGGTGTGCCGGCAGTGTCTCGACGTTCCAAACCCGCAGTTCGCCCGTCGCTTCATCGAGCCCGATCCGACGCCGATCATCGATCCGCGCCCGCAGCGGTTCATCTACCCCGACTATCTTCTGTCGGAAGACGGGCTTTTCGTTCTCGATGAAACCGGTCTTCCCATTCTGGTCGAGGCGACATGACATACGACGAGTTTGTTTCGGCCATCGCCAGACTGTGCGTCGTCGAACAGACAGACGCGGACCTTCTTGCGATCATTCCGCAGGCGATCGACGCGGCCGAGGGGCGCATCTACAACGATCTCGACATGCTCGCGTCGCGGACGCGGTCGGCGAGCCATCTTCTCGCCTCCGGCAACCGCAACATCACGTTGTTGCAAGGCGAATTTCTCACCGTCGACCGCATCAGCATTCTCACGCCGGCCGGCGCGACGAGCCCTGACGCAGCGACGCGCGTGCCGCTCATCGCCGCGACGCCAGAATTCATCGATCTTGTCTACAACTCGCAGTCCGTCAGCGGCCAGCCGGCCTATTGGGCGATCCGCGATCTGACGAGCATCATCGTCGGTCCGTGGCCTTCGGGAAATTACACGACGGAGATTTCCGGGACCGAGCGTCCGGCCGCGATGTCGTCGACGAACACGACAACGCCAATCTCGCGCGACATGCCGGAATTGCTGGTGAACGCCGCGATGGTGTTCATGGCTGGATGGATGAAGAACTTCGGCGCCCAGGCGGACGATCCGAAGATGGCCGTCTCGTGGGAGGCGCAGTATCAGGCGTCGCTCAGTGGCTGGCGCACGCAGGAGGCGCGGCGCAGGCTTGAAGCGGCAGGCTGGACTTCGCGGCCGCCGGCTCCGGCGCTGAGCGCGCCGAGGGCTTGAGCCGTGCCATATCTGACGGTCAAGCTCGCCCCCGGCGTCAACACGATCGCCACGCCATCGCAGAATGCCGCCGGGATCGTCGACTCGCAGTTCATTCGCTTCCAGCAGGGCCTTGTCGAGAAGCTTGGAGGGTGGTCACAGATCGCCCCCCCGACGATCGGTAACGCAGTGAGGGCGTTTCACGCCTGGACCGATCTCAAAGGTGTGACGCGGCTGGCGATCGGAGCGATGCAAGGCAGCGTCCACACTTACGACCGGGAGCAAATCAAGACAATCACGCCGCGCAATTATCCGAGCACCGTCGCCATCGACTTCTCGACGACCAGCGGCTCGGATGAGGTGTCGATCGTCGACGCGAACAGCGCGGTCACGATCTACGACGTGGTCGACATCATCACTCCGATCTCCGTCGGCGGCGTCGTACTGTTCGGCCTCTACAACGTCGCAGAGGTTGTCAGCGCGACCGAATTCAAGGTTCTCGCGTCCGCAAATGCGACATCCACCGTCGCCAACGGCGGCTCCGCCCCGACATTCGACACCACATCCGGGTCGATCGTCGTCGACGTGACATTTGCCGACCACGGCTTTGAAGAAGGAGACACGCTCGCCATCACGACGGCGACGACGATTGGCGGGATCACGTTGTCCGGGTTCTACCGGGTGCAGAGCGTGCAGAGTTCGTCGCAGTTCCGCATCTTCGCCGAAAACAAGGCGTCGTCGACGGACTCCGGCGACATGGCTGCGGGAATGGCCGTGTTCACCTACTGGCCGAACAACCAGCCCGAGGGGCTTCACGCCGGATATGGCGGCGGGCCGTATGGAGAAGGCGAGTATGGCGTCGGCTCGACATCGGAGAGCAAGTCGGGGACGGGCGCCACGGGTGACTGGACGATCGACTCGTTCGGCGGGACGCTCATCGTCGGGATGAAAGACGGGCCGATCTTTTCCTATTCGCCGGAGTCCAACTTCCTCGGCGCCGCGATCATCAAGTCGGCTCCAACCGTGAATCGGGGCGTTCTGGTGTCGCCTCACACGCAACAGGTCATCGCCTACGGCGCGTCTGTGCTGGGGCAGCAAGACCCGCTTCTTGTCCGGTGGAGCGACGTTTCCAACTATGACGAATGGACGGCCAGCGCGATCAATCAGGCGGGATCGTTCCGGCTGTCTTCTGGCTCGAAGATCATGACTGCGGTCAATCTCGGCTTGTCGACGCTGCTGCTGACCGACGATGGCGCGTGGACGATGCAGTATGTCGGCGTCGACGGCGGCGTGTTCTCGTTCCAGCGCATTCCTTCGGCCGGTTGCGGCGCGGTGTCGCAATTCTGCGCCGCCAAGCTCGGCGGCGGCGTCTACTGGATGGGCGAGCGACAATTCTACACCTACAGGGGATCGATTCAGGTGATCCCCTGCACGGTGCGCGACTTCGTGTTCGACACGATCGACCGGGACATGATCGAGTATGTGTTCGCCGCGCCGAACAGCCTTCAGAACGAAATCGCGTGGTGGTTTTCCGGCGTCGGAAGCATCTACCCGGATCGATACGTGAAGCTCAACGTGACCGACGGTTCGTGGGATTACGGCCGCGCCGAGCGCTCCGGGTGGATCGACAAGTCGATTTTCGGGGGACCAATCTCGGCAAGCTGGAGCGGCCATCTGTACGAGCATGAGGATGGCCGGAACGACGACGCTAGCCCGATGGTCAGTTCGTTCACGACGGGGTGGTTCACTCTCGCCGAGGCTCAGGTTTACCCGTTCATCGACCAGGTGCTCCCCGACTTCACGTTCGGGGGAGACGCCGACACGGTCAAGATCACGTTCCGCGTCACCGATGAACCGGGCGCGGCGATCCGCGAACACGGCCCCTATACGGTGACGCCGGCGCGCAGGCTGATCTCGACGAGGATGCGCGGCCGGCTTGTGTCGATGAAGGTCGAAAGCGACAGCATCGACACGTTCTGGCGGATCGGCGCGATCCGGTTCCGATTTGCGCAGGACGGGAGGCGGTAGTGGCCGATCTCTATGAGGGGACCGCAGCCGAAGACCAGCGGGCGGATGACGCTGTGGCCATGCTCAGGTCACTGCCCGATATGGTGCTCGCGATCAACAAGCTCTCGACGACGATCAAGACGGTGTTGCCGGCCGTGCAGTCGGTGACGACCACAGCAACCGCAGGCGCCGCGGGGGCGCTCCCGGCGACGGTCGATGGATATCTGGCCGTGACGCTTCCAGACGGGCGCGCCGCCCGCGTTCCATACTTTCTCCCGTGAGGGCGCGTTCATGAATTCCATCGAGGACGCTCTGCGCATCGCGTCGCGCGCGCGCAACGAGGCCGACGACGTGACCGGGCTCCTTGCGTCGCGCGTCGCCGGGCGCACCGACGATCATATGATCTCGGTTCGCGATGGCTCTTACGTCATCCCGGCGGATGTCGTGTCGAGCCTTGGCGAGGGCAACACGGAGGCCGGAGCCGCGGAGCTTGGGCAGATGTTCTTCGACGAGCCGGAGCCACGCGCATCCGGCGGCCCGGCGCCGAAGCTCGTCGACATCGCCGCCGCCGGGGGCGAATACATCGTGCCGCCCGCGGCAGTGCGCCGGATCGGCGGCGGCGACATGGTGACCGGGCACGCGATCCTCGACGCGCTGGTGAAGCAGCAGCGACAGAAGACCGTCGAAACGCTCAAGAAACTTCCGGGGCCGCAGAAGTGACGGAAATCGATGAAAAGGTGCGCCTCGCCCATCCGGGCGACGACATGAGCCTTCTCGCGTTGATGCAGGAAGTGCATCGCGAGTCCGGCCTGTTCCCGATCGACACGATCGCGGCTCTGTCGATGCTCAGGCGCTGCATCATGCGCCACGACGGAATGATCGGCGTCATCGGGCCGGCGACGCGCGAGCAGCGGTCATGCTGACGGTCGATCGCATGTGGTATGCGGGCGAGCAGGATGGTCGCTACCTCGGCGAGCGGTTCCTGATCGTCGCGCCGAGTTTTCGCCGGTCGAACTACGCGAAGCGGTTGATGGCCTTCTCCAAGGAGGCCGCGCGCCTGATGAAAATGAAGCTCATCATCGGCGTCGCCTCGAATGAGAACGTCGCCGGGAAAATCCGCCTCTATCAGCGGCAGTTCCCGAACAAGATCGGCGAGAATTTCATGTTTGACGGGGCAAGCTGATGGGGTGGCTCGGCAGCAGCAACAACACGTCCACGTCGACGACCGCCCCGACGTGGGGAGAAGACTATCTGCGCTCGCTCGTCAGTCGCGCCGACACGGTCTCGCAGCAGCCGTTCCAGCCCTACTACGGCGAGATGGTCGCGGACCTGAACGACCAGCAGCGCATGGGAATCTGGCAACTCGGCCAGGCCTACGGGCAGGCGACGCCGTTCTTCAACAATGCGTCGTATCTCTACGGGAACGCGGCGAACGCGGCCAATGGCGCGCAGTTCGCGGCCAATCCCTACATGGTCAACGCCAACAACATGGTGAGCGCCGGCACGCGCGACATGTCCGCGGCCGATTTCAGCAGCGAAGCCCTCGCGGGCTTCATGAACCCCTACAAGAAGGATGTCGTCGACGCGACGATGGCCGTGCTCGACGAGAACAATCAGGCGCAGTCGAGCCGACTCGCCGGGCGCTCGATTTCGGGGGGCTCGTTCGGCGGCGACCGGGCGGGCGTCGCGCAGGCTGAACTGGCGCGCCAGCAGAACCTCACGCGCGATCAGACGATCGCGGGGCTGAACTCGCAGGCGTTCGACAACGCGCAGAAGATGCAGATGTCGGTGCTCGACAGCAACGCCAAGCGGCAGTTGCAGGGCGCCGGACTTCAAGGCTCCCTCGGGCAACTGGCGCTGTCGCAGCAGATGCAGCCCGCCGAACTGATGGCGAAGATCGCGGCCGGGCAGAGCGGCCTCGGGACGGCCTCCCAGAATTCGCTGATCCGCGGCGCGACGGCCGGGCTCCAGGCCGGCACGATCGAGCAGAACATGCGGCAGGGCTTCGACAACGCCGCCTACACGCAGTTCATGCGCGGGGTGAACTACCCGCAGGAGATGCTGAGCTGGTATGCGGGCTTGCTGAACGGCGCGACCGGGCAGTCGAGAACGACGACATCGGAAAGCCCCGGCCCGAGCGGAACCAGTCAGGCGATCGGGCTCGGCCTCACCGCGCTTTCGCTCCTTGGCGGCGGGGGCGGGTCCAGCACGAGCGGCCTCAGCAGCCTGCTCAGTGGCTGGTTCGCGGATGGCGGCGCGGTCGACGGCGAGCGGATGGGATACGCCGACGGCGGCGATGTCGCCGAGGACGAGGACGAGGCGCCCGCCGGGCTCGGCGCGCTGGGCCTCTCGCAGATCACGGCGCCGCCGAAGATCGCCGCCGCGCGCGGCTCGTCGTCCCCGTTCGACGCTCTCGTGAACGCCTCGCCCCGCATCGCCGCGGCGCAGCCCGTGAAGTCGCCACCGACCATGGCGCCGGCAGTTTCCGGAGGGGCGTCACCGTCCGCACCGTCCGCACCGTCCGCGCCGTCCGCGCCAACGCCGCCTGCTTCTGCGTCGGCGGCGCCTGCGGCGTCGCCCACGCCCGGCGCCGAGGCGTCGCCGCAGGCGGGCGATCAGGGCGATCTCCGCAGCGCCATGCTGACGGCCGGGCTCGCGATGATGGGCGGATCGTCGCCTCACGCCATGGTGAACATCGGCAACGCCGGGCTGGCCGGCGTCCAGGCATACAAGAAGGCGCAGGACGATCGCCGGTCGCAGGCTGCGGCCGCGGCCGAAATGGCGTTGAAGCGCGAGGCGTCAGCGCGCGACCAGCAGAGGGTCGACCTTCAGGCGAAGCAGCTTCTCGCGCAGATGGAGGAGAACCGGCTGTCTCGGGCGCGGCAGGCGAAGCTCGACGAAGTCGAAATGCCCTACAAGCGGGCCATGACCGAAAAAGCGCTCGCCGAAGCGGGCAAGAACGAATTCGCCGATCGCGTCAAGAACGCCGAGGCTGTCGGGCTGCTCCCTGGCACCCCTGCCTATCAGGCGTTCGTTCTCACCGGCCAGATGCCCAAGGCCGAGACCGCGAGGACATCTCCGCAGGATCAGGCGCGGATCAAGAGTGAGCAGAAGCGGCTCGACGAATACGATGCCGCCGCCGCGAAGGCGCATGAGTTGGCGGCCGGAGTCGACGCTCTCGAAGAACTTCGCAAAGGCTCGTGGAACAACCAGATTGCTGGGAGATTTGCGCCCTACATGCTGTTGCCCAGCGCCAACCAGTCTGTGGACGCGCTGGCGAACGCCGTTGCGCTCGATATGGTCACCAAGATGAAGGGCAATCTGTCTGACAAGGACGTGGTTTTCCTGAAAGCGCAGACCCCCAACACCGCAATGAGCGATGCGGCCGCCGCGCCTGTGATCACCGCATTGCGCGCCGGGGCGCGGCGCTCGATGGAGCGCAACTCCTTCATGGAGGAATACTACCAGCGCGCCGGCTCGCTGAAGGGCGCCGAAACCGCGTGGGGCAAGTTCGTCACCGAGAACAACATCATCGGCAAAGACGACAAGGGCGCCCCCGTCGTGCTCGAAGGCGCGGTCTCGAACTGGAAGAAGTATCTCCCGAAAGACCCGAACGCGGCTTCCGGGATGGATGCGGCGCTGTCCGCCGCGCGAGACGCCATCTCGAAGGGCGCGCCGCGCGACAAGGTCATCGAGCGTCTGAAGCAGAACGGAATCGACCCCTCGGGGCTGTGAAGCATGAACATCTCGTTCGACGACTTGATCCCGACGCCGGAAGGTGACGCGGGCGGCGAAGCCGCGTCTGCTGTTGCGCCGCTGGCTGGCGGGCGCGCGCCGCGAGAGGCGCGCGAGGCCGAGCCCACCGAGGCGCAGACGAAGGC